GAGACTGAGTCTGCGCGTTTTGCGGCTCGTGTTGAGGCTGGTTTGGTCGAAGGATTGAAGGAGGGGGAGGCTGAGAAGCTGATAGCTCTCTATAAAACAGATGAAGCTCTCCAAGCCCAGAGCAAGGCCCAAAAGGAACGTGAAGCTGCTGCGAAAAGTGCTGCGAACGCCGCAGCATCGGCGGCTAAGGCTGCGATTGAGCGAGCCCAGGCAGAGGCCAAGGCGGTGCAGGATAGTGTCGATGCTTTAGTGCGGCAATCTGAGCAGCTTGGCTGGACGACTGAGGCTATTAAGCTGTATGACCTGGAGGCCAGGGGCGCATCTGGAACACAGTTGCAATTAGCCAGTGCTGCGCTTGAGGCCACTAAGGCATTCCAAGAGCAGGAAAGGGTAAATGCCGAGGCCAAAGGTGTTATCGAGGGCCTTCAAACTGAAGAAGAGCAGATCCGCGAGTCTTACGAAAGACGCAAGGAGCTCATTCTTAGCACCACACTTAAAACAGCCGAGGAGAAGGCGGAGCTGTTACGTCGGTTGGAAGAAGAAACCAACGAAGCGTTGTTGGGGGCTGGTGACGATTACTGGTCTCGGTATCTTGCTGCTGCCGAGAAAAGCCTATCTTCTTTTGACGAGCTTGCTGGATCGACGATCGACAACATGAGCACCCGGTTTGGCAGTGCCGTTGAAGCAATGGTTTTCGATTCTGAAAATCTGGGCGAAGCGATGCAGAAACTTGGACAGGGCATGCTGCGTTCTGTAGTCAATGCGCTGGGGCAGATGGCCGCTCAATGGCTGGCTTACCAGGCTGTTCAGTTATTCGTAGGTAAGAGCACCCAGGCATCAGGAGCACTCGCGCTATCGGCCAATGCACACGCAACGGCGTTGCAGGCTGGCTTGGCTGCATTTGCTAGCACTGCAGCGATTCCAGTAGTTGGCCCTGCTGCGGCACCTGCTGCGATGGGGGCTGCATTGGCTGTTGCTACCCCGCTGGCAACGGCTGTCAGCCTGACTGCTATGGCTGGTATGGCCCACGATGGTATTGATTCTGTCCCTCAGACCGGGACATGGCTGCTGGAAAAGGGCGAGCGTGTTGTTACGTCAAAAACCAGTGCCAAATTGGATGCCACGTTATCCCGTATTGATGCCAGCAAAGGGCAAGGGGGTGAAGATCAAGGAAAGGCCCCGATCGTGAATATCTACGAAAACCCCGAACGGGCAGGCGAAGTAGAGTCCCAGTTCAGAGACGAACGCTACATTCTCAGCGTTTTCGTGAATAGTGTGCGTTCTGGTACAGAAGCTGCTGGTGTGATCGAGGGGACGTATAACGTGACAAGGTTTGGACGATGATTCACACAGAGATTAATTACCCTGTGGGCTTGCCTATGCCCGTTCGTGACGGATACGGAATCAGGCACACCCAGCCTTTTCAACGAACGCAGATGGAGGATGGTCGAGCTCGTCAACGTAGACGGTTTAGCTCGGTCCCTTCCACCGTTAATGTGAACTGGATCTTCAGAAGCGATAACCAGGCTGCGTTGTTTGAGGCATGGTTCCGTGATGCGATTCAAGATGGGGCTGAGTGGTTTAACTCGCCACTCAAAACGCCTATCGGTGAAGGCCAGTATGTATGCCGTTTCGTCTCGATGTATACCGGGCCTGACCCGATCGGAATGCGTGCGTGGCGGGTCAGCGCGACTCTGGAAATTTGGGAGCGTCCGCTTATGCCCGTCGGCTGGGGCGAATTCCCCGAGTTCGTGCTAGGGGCGAGCATTATCGATATTGCACTTAACCGGGAGTGGCCAGAAGCATGAGTGTTTTAGAGATTGTGTATGCAAGCGCTCCGACCGATTCGATGCTGCTTTATACGCTTGAGGTTTCCGCGCCTGGTGTTACGCCAGTTCGGATCGTTCAGGGCTATGAAGATCGAATGCTCGGAGTGGACGGCCAGCTTGTGTTGTTTGAGGCGGCAGCCGTAGAGTTGTCGCTGCCTTCGCGTAACGCCTCTGGTCAGCAGACTTTGCGGTTTGGTATTGCCGGTGCCAATGACCGCATTCGGCCTATTGTGGATGCCATGCTCGAATCCGGGCAAATGGTGACACTGACAAGTCGGACGTACTTGGCTAGCGATATTGCGGCTCCGGCAGAGCGACCTTACGCCATGACTGTGCTAAGTGGTGGGTTTGAGAATGGTGCGTTTGTAGCCGAAGCCAGCTATTACGACTTGCTCAATACCGCTTGGCCGCGAGAGCGTTATACGGCAGAGACGGCACCGGGGATTCAGTATCTATGACGATCAATGACTTTCTGTGCACGCGGTATGTGCCTTTTGGTCGGGCGATGCCGGAGTTGGACTGCTGGGGCCTAGTACGGTTGGCGCGGGTGTCTCTGTTCGGCAGGCCCATGCTGCCCAGCTACTCGGAGACGGACCCGGATGATAAAGCAGGCCTGACCACGGCGGCCAGCAAAGTGCGGGAGCAGGGCGGGTTCAAAGAAGTGCAGCCCAGGTCTGGCGTCATTGCCACCGGCTGGCGCGCTCGGCTCTGTGTCCATGTTGGGCTTGTCGTAGAAGCAGACGGCAGACTCTGGGTGCTGGAGACTGATGTCGCTACGGGCCCCACGCTCACCAAGATTAACGCTTTTGAGGCTCGCTACACGCGGGTTGTTTTTTATGACGATCAGATTCTATCTCAGCGGGACGTGTGAGCAGCCTTGCGAGACGTACGAATGGACCGGCACCTTAGCCGGTTTTTTTGCGTCAAGAGGGTTGACGTACACGTTGGCAGAACTACCTCGGTCGTGTGTGAAGGTCAATGGGAAACCACTACCGATCCTTGAGTGGGCTGACTTTCATCTTGCCGCTGACGACGATGTGGTGATGACGGCGATTCAGTACGGTGGCGTTTTCTCAGGCTTAGGAAAGCTTCTAGGGAGCGTCTTTAACTTTGCGTTCGGCTGGTTGATGCCAAAGAGTGGCAGCCAGAGTTACGGTTCTCCAGAGCAAGGACAGCGGCTCGAAACAACTTCAGCAAAGGCCAATCAGCCCAAGCTGGGCGATGTCGTGCCCGAGCTGGCCGGCCGGTTCCGTCGCTTCCCTGATTATCTGACGCCACCGCGCCGTCGTTTCGTGAACTGGCGCGAGCAGTGGCTGGAGTTCCACGCATGCATCGGGCCCGGCCAGTATCAGATACATGACGCAGACGTGAAAGTAGGGGATACGCCGTTTTCTGCTTTGGGTGCGGACGGCTCCTATGCTATCTACGGCCCCGGGGCAGATCTGTCGGGAACATCTACACACGAGCATTGGCACACAGTGCCGGCGGTCGGCGGTACATCTTCGGGCACGGCAGGTCTGGAAATGTCCACGGAGATGGCAAACCGGGAGAACACGCAGCCTGCAAGCTATTCGTTTGATGGCAGCTATATCTGGCGTTCTTCCGAGAGTGAATTTCCCCCAGGCTGGGGGGCTGGAACATTGGTCAACATTCGCTTTCCGCAGCAATTTGAGGTGTCGCGGGAAAGCCCGCCACTTCGTCCACAGCGCAACCGCTTCACCGGAGCTTTTAAACACTTAATGCCGATTGGCGGGCTTGAAAGCGTGGCTCTGACGATGGAGTATTCTGGGCAACGCTACAACGTTGTCGTCGGCTCCATGGACCTGGACGAAAATGGCGACGGTTGGATTGAATTGACTATTCCGCGCGAGAATCCAGAAGATCCAGTCAGTTGGGTGAATTTCGTTCCACTCGGCCAGCAAATACTCGTTTTCCAGCGCAATCCTGCGCCCCGATATGTTGTCCAACAATACTCATCAGACAACATCGTTGTGTGGCGTTTGCAGCCCAACGGCCAGAGCGATCCGACTTGGCTTGGCTTCCCGCAAGTGACCAGCACTGAAGCGACAGTGACGTTCAATGGCGGCACGGTTTATGGCGAGTGGAGCAGCGAGTTTGTGGCCACGCCTGGCAAAGAGACGACGACCGCAATAGAGATCGACTTCTTCTTTCCTAATGGGCTTGGGTACATACGAGACAACGGTGATGTCACCGCCCAAGGGCTGGGCATCGAAATTCAGTACCGGAACGCTGACGGCGGCCCACGCACGACGATCAGCAAGTGGTATGAGAACTGGACGCTGGACCAAATCGGGATTACCGAGTCGATCAGTGTCCCGCAAATGCGACCGGCTGTTCGGGTTCGGCGGGTGGGTGCCAGCGCCACGTCCACGCAGGTCAAAGACACGATCCAGTGGTATGGCCTGAAAAGCCGTCTGCGGACGCGAACAAGCTACCCGCGCT